GGAAGAAATGGTCAAGTTGTTGGTCAGGGATTCTCTGGAAAGAAGACTCAACTTGGTGTAAGAACAACTTCAGCTGTTAAAAAATTAGGATGTTCTAATCTAAAAACTTTATTAGAGGATGATAAAATAATTACTTGTGATTATGATATTATTTCAGAATTAACCACATTTGCACAGAAGCATCAATCATTTGAAGCAGAAGAAGGATGTAATGATGACTTAGCAATGTGTCTTGTTATATTTTCGTGGTTAGTTGCACAAGACTATTTCAAGGAAATGACTGATAATGATGTTCGTAAAAGAATTTATGAAGAACAAAAGAATCAAATAGAACAAGATATGGCTCCATTTGGATTTGTTTTAGATGGTGTTAATGATGAAGAAAGTTTTGTTGATAAAGATGGAGAAAGATGGTATACTGATGAGTATGGTGATAAAGGTGGCGGTATGAGCTACATGTGGGATTATCTGTAATGGAACTAAATGATTTAAATGTGAATAATGTATTGGATGAGATACGTCCTTATATCGAAGCTGATGGTGGGTATCTTGAATACATTGCAATAGATTACCTTGATGAAGGACCTGTTGTTATGGTTAGAATGTTAGGTGCTTGTGCAGGATGTTCTATGAGTGCTCAGACAATGACTATGGGTATTGAAAAATTAGTTAAAGAAAAATTCCCAGAAGTTAAAAGAGTTTTGTCAGTGTAAATGGATTTAGATGATCAACTTGAATTAGAACATTTATTATTTACTGAGAGAAAGTGTAGAGAATGTGGAGAAGTAAAAAATTTAATAGAAGATTTTTATCTGACACGTAAAAATAGAGGTGCTTTACCATCTGCCTATGCGTATGAATGTAAAGTATGTACAATAAGAAGAGTAGTTAAAAATAGAAAAAAGAGGCCATTTACAGATTGGGGATACCCAGATTGGTAACGTTCATGTATTGTTTCCCCAATGAAAATATGCTTTTCAATAAATAATTTCAGAAATAATCTGAGATTCGGAGAGTAAAAGATGCCTATAAATTTAGCATCTCCTGGGATTGTCGTAAAAGAGGTTGACCTTACCATAGGTAGAGTTGACACAGCATCTGCTAATGTTGGTGCTTTAGTCGCTCCCTTTGCAAAAGGACCTGTTAACACACCAATTCTTGTAGAAAACGAGCAAGATCTGCTAGATAATTTTGGTGAACCTGCAGAGACAGATAAGCACTACGAACATTTCCTAGTTGCATCTTCTTATCTCGCATACGGGGGTTTACTAAGAGTCGTAAGAGCTGCAGACGTTGATTTAACAAATGGATTTGTTGGAACAGCAAGTAGCGTCAGAATTGATAGCTTAGACGACTATAATAATAAAGGATATGATTCCAATTCAATTACTAACGTAGTTGCTACTGGTAGGAACCCTGGTTCTTGGTCAAATGGAGTTAAGGTTGCTATCATTGATAGTCAATCAGACCAAACATTAACAGTTGGTGTTAGTACTTTAACTGTTGGAGTCGGTGTTACCCAAGCGGTTCCACCAAATACAGTTGTTGCTGGTGCTGGTTCAACATCAGTACTTGATGGATACTTTAAAGGAATTGTTACTAAAGTATCTGGTGCTGATGTTGATGTTAAATTCACTGCTCATGTATCTGCAGCAGGAATAGAAACATATAAGGACTATCAACCAGGTGGTGTTTATAAGTTTAATTCTGGTGAAGTTCTTAGTTATGAAGTTGCATCTAATGCAGGTGGTGGATCTACAACTACAGTTGCTTCACAGGCAGACTGGTTTGATGCACAAACAATTGTTTTAAACAATACTACACTTAAGTGGAGTAGTGTTGCTGAACGTCCTGGAACTTCAGGATATGCTGAAGCAAGAAGTTCAAGATTTGATGAAGTTCATGTTGTTCTTTTTGATGATCTTGGAACAATTACTGGTAATGCAGGATCTATTTTAGAGAAGCATTTAAGTCTTTCTAAAGCAAAAGATGCTGAATTCTCTGCTGGTACTCCTTCTAACTGGAGAAAGTACATTGCAAATAATTCATCACAAATCTTTGCTGGTTCTTCTCCTGCTGGTATAACAACTACTAACTATGCTGCTGGAACTTGGACATATGCTTCTGATAACGGATGGGATCAAGATGCACAAGATATTAGTTTTGCTGGTATAGGTGCTACTACATTAACACTTGCTGGTGGTAAGAACTATGGTGGTACTACTGATGTAACAGCACCTGGTTCATTCACTGTTACTATCGGTGATCTTTCTACTGGATATGAGTTATTTGAAAATCCAGATGAGTATGAAGCAAACTTCATTCTAATGGGTGCTTCAAACTATTCTAAGGAAGATTCTCAAGCACTTGCTAATAAAGTGATTTCTGTTGCAGAGCAAAGAAAGGATGCAGTTGCATTTGTTTCTCCTGCTAGAAATCAGTTCTTGAATGATACAGCTGCTGGTGCAGTAACTGTATACTCAAACTCACAAATTACAGATAATCTAGTTAGTTACTACGCTCCTATCACTTCTACCACATACGGTGTATTTGATAGTGGTTACAAGTACATGTATGATCGTTTTAACGATACATTCAGATATGTTCCAATGAACGGAGACATTGCTGGATTGTGTGCAAGAAACGATATTAACAACTTCCCTTGGTTCTCACCTGCTGGTACTGCAAGAGGAGCAATTCTAAATGCAGTAAAACTTGCCTATAATCCTAATCAGGCACAGAGAGATACACTTTATTCAAATAGAATAAACCCAATTATCTTCTCACCTGGTGCTGGTATTGTTCTCTTTGGAGACAAGACTGGATTTGGTAAGGCATCTGCCTTTGATCGCATTAATGTTCGTAGATTGTTTATCTATCTTGAGCAAGCAATTAAGGGTGCTGCAAAAGACCAACTCTTTGAATTCAACGACGAAATTACAAGAACTAATTTTGTAAACATTGTTGAACCTTTCATGCGTGATGTTCAATCAAAGAGAGGTATTTACGACTTCAGAGTTATTTGTGATGAAACAAATAACACTGCTGCTGTTATAGATAATAATGAATTTGTAGCAGACATCTTTGTGAAACCTGCACGTTCTATCAACTTCATCGGTTTAACCTTTGTTGCTACAAGAACTGGGATTTCATTCGATGAAGTAATCGGTTCTGTTTAACTAACTTAGAGGTATAACAACAAATGGCAACCCAACTTAACAGACCGCCACTAAGAAAGATTACCGACTTTAAAAGTAAGTTAATCGGTGGTGGTGCAAGACCCAATCTATTTGAGGTAGAACTTGCTTTCCCAGATTCGATAGCAATCGACAATGATGTAAAAGAGAAGTCTAGGTTCTTAGTAAAGGCAGCAGCACTTCCTGCTTCAAACATTACTCCAATAGACGTAAACTTCAGGGGAAGAATCCTGAAGATTGCTGGAGATAGAACCTTTGATACATGGACAGTTACCGTTATTAACGATACTGACTTTGCAATTCGTTCTGCTTTTGAAAAGTGGATGAATGTTATTAACAGACTTTCTGATGCTACTGGAATTAATAATCCAGCAGATTATCAGCAGGATGCATTTATTCACCAGCTAGACCGTGATGGTTCAACTCTTAGAACATATAAGTTCTTTGATGTGTTCCCAACCAACTTAAGTCAGATGGATCTTTCTTACGAAACAACAGATACCATCGAAGAATTCACCGTAGAACTACAAGTTCTTTACTACGAATCACTTAAAGGTGTCGGTGCTAACGCTGGAGGGGAGAGCATAAATTAATAAATAGTGCTATAATATAGGAAACAGTTTATACTATGCCAAGACTTTTTGGATTCTCGATTGACGATAGCCAGAAAAAACCACCCTCTGTAGTTGCTCCCGTTCCTCAAACTAATGAGGACGGAGTAGACAATTACATTGCGAGTGGTTTTTATGGTCAGTATGTTGATATAGAGGGTGTTTATAGAACAGAATACGATCTTATTAAAAGATATCGTGAAATGGTACTTCATCCAGAAGCAGATTCTGCGGTGGAGGATGTTGTTAATGAAGCTTTAGTTAGTGATCTATATGATTCTCCTATAGAAATAGAATTATCTAATGTTAATGCTAGTGATACTTTAAAAGATGCTATTAGAGCAGAATTTAAAGGTCTCAAAGAAATGATGGACTTTGATAAAAAAGCCCATGAAATCTTTAGAAACTGGTATGTAGATGGTAGATTATATTACATGAAAGTAATTGATACCAAAAGACCACAAGACGGTATTCAAGAAGTAAGATATATTGACCCGATGAAGATGAAATTCATCAGGCAAGAGAAAAAGAAGAATCAGAATGAATATAATATGTCCAATAATGGACAAGATCTTAAGAAAGCAGTCTATCCAGAGATAGATGAATATTATCTTTATACACCAAAACCAAACTTCCCAACACAGATGTTCTCTGCAGGAAGTGCTGCTGGTGGTAAAGGATCAATAAAAATTGCTAAAGATTCTATTTGTTATGTAACTTCAGGTTTATTTGATAGAAACAAAGGAACTTGTCTTTCATATCTTCATAAAGCAATTAAGTCTCTTAATCAACTTAGAATGGTTGAAGATAGTCTTGTCATTTA